ACCATCTTCTCCAAGGCCGACAGGTTTTCAGCGCCGTCCAGGTCATCGGCGCGACGCTGCACAAATTCCAGCACGTTGGTGGCCTCGCCACGGGTCTGCGACGGAATCTGCGTGCGCAGCGCCTTGTAGGCGTCGTCTGCCTGGTTGGACAGGTTGGTCACGGTCTGGTCGAGCTGCGTGCGCACGGCCTGGTTGAGCTTGCTCAGGTCGGTCGTGCCGCCAATCTCGTTGATCAAGCGGTCGGCACGCAGGCCAACTTGCTCGAGGCCCTGAATCTCGGCTGCGCGGGTCTGGCTGCCAGGAATGGACTTCACAGCCTGGGCCAGCTCGCGGTAGGCTTGGTTTGAGGTCAGGTGGTCGGGCTGCAGGTATTCGTCGATGCCAAGGCGTCGGGCAGCCTCCAGCACCTTCGGGTCTGGCGCGGCCTGGCCAGCCAGCACGGATGTGGCTCGGGTTGCGCCCATGCCACCCTCAGCGGCCGTGCGTGCGGTCGTGGCCAGCTCCTGCGGGGTCATGGCGGCAGCTGGAGCAGCCGGTGGTGTGACTTGCATGGCAGAAGGCTGGACTTCAGGCGCGGCAGCGGCAGCACGGATAGGTGCAGCAGGTGCAGCTGGAGCCATTGCCGTGCCCATTGGAGCACCAGCAGGAGCCGCAGGGCCAGCAGCAGGTGCAACGGGCGCACGGGCAGCGCGGACGGCCTGCACGCCGCGCACAGTGGCCGGGAGGACTGGAGCCAGCGCAGCAGTCGTGGCCACCTCGCCAGCGTCGAATCGTCCGCCAGTGGCAGCCTGTGTGGCCTCGATGGCGGCCTGGGTTCCACCAGCAGCAGCGGCCATGCCGGGCAGCGTGGTGGCACGGCCAGCCGGGGTGAAGGCGGCCAAAGCGCCAGCAGCGCGGGGAATGTCGCTCACCTGGAAGCCAGGCTTGATGGCGTACAGCTGGCCGTTGATCGACGACTGCAGCACGAAGTTGCCCTTCTCGTCCTGGCTGACTTGCACGCCAGGGAAGTTGGACTGGATGACCTGCACAGTTTCCTGCGGGTTGGTCATCATCGTACCCAGGGCCGACTTGAAGCTGGCCATGCTGAAGGTGTTGAGCTCGGGCATCGATGCCCAGTCAGGCAGGGCTTGAGTTGTGGGCGTTTCGCGCTCAGTGCCAGTGATGGCTTCTCGGATGCCGCCAAGCACGCCCAAGGCCTCGGTGCCTTTGAGCTGCATGCCAGCCGGTGCACGCACCATGCCGTTCTTGACGTCGGCCTCCAAGTCCATCATTTCCTGGCGGGTCATGCGGCCGGTGTTGTAGGCTTCGACCACGGCAGGCGGTAGCTCAGCGACCTGCGTGCTGGGCTTTGTGCCTTGTGCTGGCGCAGGCTGCTGGCCGCGCAGGGCAGCGCCACGGGGCAGCATGATCGCGCCGGACTGGACGTCGGCCTCGAACTCTGCCGCCTCTTCAGGCGTCATCTGGCCGGAGCTGTAGGCGTTAAAGATGTTTTGAATCGAGCCAGGGGCCATAGCAGGGCCACCAGCAGCAGCGCCAGCACCACCTCGGGCTGCCATGACGCGTTGAAACGTGCTGTCCCCACCTCCGGGGAGCGTGGCTTGTTGCTCTTGGCCGACACCGGCAGTCACGCGCTCAATGTAGGACTTCGTGCGAGGCCCCCAGTTTTTCGGGTCGGTGCCACCGTGATACTCGGCAGCGGCCAGCTTGATGTCGCCTTTGTTGCGCTGCAGGGATTCCTTGAGCAGCAAACCAGCAGCCTCGGCAGCGTTTTGTGGGCTGAGGTAGGCGTCGACGCCGTACTTGTCCAGCACAGCCTTGCGGGTGGCCGGGATGATCTGGAATGGCGTCTTGGCATTGGCCTCGGACACCTGGTCAGCATTGCTGCGCTCGCCATAAAGCAGCACCGACTTGAGCAGACCAGACGGCAGGCCGAGCTTCTGCTCGGTGCTGGACGCCAGGTCAGACCAGAACGGGTCTTTGTAGCTGTTTGGGGCTTGTGTCGCCATCTGTTGTCCTTATTGACCAGGGACTTGGAAGGTGCCGCTGCCCATGGTGCCGGGTGCAGGAACTTGGCCAGTTTGCGGGTTGGCCCAGCGCATGTAGCCACGTTGGCCAGTGACCACGTTGGCCTGCTGTGCAGCCAAGCCCTGGGCACGTTGCTCGCCGTACTGGCGCATGAAGTCCACGAAGGTCGTGCCAGCAGGCACCTGGATGCCGCCGATGTTGATGTCTGTCTTGGCGCGGCCAAGTGAGCCGGTCGAGTTGACCCATTCGGCCTCGGCAGATTTTGCCGCAGCCTCAAATTGCTGCAGTTTGGCCATGCCACGCAAGAACGACCCAATGGTCTGCGCGTTGGCAGTCTCCTCGGGAAAACCCTTAAGAGCCATCTGAATGTCTTTGTCGGTTGCAGGGCCAGGTGGGAGGGACTTGATCGCCTGGGTGTTGCGCAGGCGGGTGTATTCCTGGCGCATCTGCGTCCACTCATCCTGGCGGCCGGTTGCACCTGCGAACCATTCGCTGGCTTTTGTCAGTGCACCCTTGCCGCCCTGCGCGGATTCGATGCGTCCTGCCAGATCAAGCATTCGGCCAGCAGACTGCTCAGAGCCGACCGAAGCGATGGTGGCATCGTTCACGATCTTGCGTGCGTCTGGGTCGAGCTTTGTTCCAGCCTGGCCAAGTTCAAACAGCTTCATCTCGACGTCCGTCTGCAACCTGTCGCGGTCAAGTGCCAGGCGGCCAGAGCGATCTGCGATCTGACTGTCGATGTTGCGAATCTGTGCGCCTGTGTTGGCGTTTTCCAAGGCCAAGCGGGTCGGCGTGTTGGCCGTGATCAGCTCTTTCTCGGTCGCGCCAGCCTCGCCAGTGCGAATCTCAGCCGGAGCCTTGAGCGCCTTGATCGAGGATTCCAGCACCTTGTCGCCACCAGGCAAAGTGCCAAGCATGATGCCAAGCGTTTTTTGTGCCGTGTTCGGATTCATTTCGGCCAGCTGCGCATAGGTCTCAAAGGTTCGAGCCTTATCAACACGGCCAGCATTACGTTCAGCCTCGGCACGCTGCTTGAGCAGATCAATGCCGACTTGTGGTGCGCCAGAAGTGAAAGCGGAAACCACCTGACCACCGAAGCGCAGCTCGGAATCCTGCTGTTCCTTGTTGAGCGTGTCCCAATTCGCACGGATGCTGGCCGCTTCTTTTTCTGGCAGCAGCATGGCCAAATTCGTGAAGTCGCGTGCGGTTGGATTGGGATTGCTCATGAGTGCCTTGTAGCCCTGATTGAGCATTTCCTGGCGCTGCATTGCTTGTTGCTGCGCCTGTTGCTTGGCGATCTGTTCCTGCCGGAAGGCCTCGGAGGTCATGCCGATCTGGTAACCGCGCAAGGCCTCCACGAACGGCTGAGCGACATTGATCGAATAGTCTGGAAGTGTTGCCATGTCAGAACCCTGCCATTTGTGCTTGCAGCATCGAAGTCTGCTGCGAACCAGGCGTGGTTCCAAACTGCGATGCGATGTTTTGATTCGCCAGGGCTTGGCGGCCAAAGTACTGGCCTGCAACGTTCGACAAGCCGCTGATGGTCTGGCCGTAGGCTTGTGCCTGGCCAAGAGCGCCAGCAGCCTGAGCTGCGCCTTGCTGGCCGAGCAGATTGGCCACATTCGTGCCCATTGCTTGGCCTGCGGTGCCAACACCAGCAGCAGACTGCTGGCCGAGTGAAGTCAAGCCACCGAGGCGGCTGTATTGCTGCTCGATCAGGCTGGACAAAAGCTGTGGACGGAACTGTGCAAGTGCTGCTTGGACGTTTCCGCCACGCAGGCCACCAGTTGCTGAGGCGCGTTGAAGAATTGCCTCTTCGCCTTGTCGCGCAAGCGCTTGGAATGTCTCGCCACCTCGGATGCGCTCAATGGCTGCACGTTCAGCCTCAGGGCCTTGCATGCCAAGAAGTGCCTGCTGTTGCGCAAGCGCAGGCTCGCCAACAGCCACAAATGGCTTGAGAAGCTCTTGAATTTTGTCAAACTGACGACGCTGTTCTGCGATGCCAGCTTCAGCCGAACCGGCCTGTGCAGCAGCCGCGTCACCAGCAGCCTCTGCGCCCATATAACCTGTGACGAGCGTAGCTCCAGCCACAGCAACCAAACCCCATGTCATTTCAGAACCTCCTGTTGAGTTGGTGCACCAAGACCCAGAATCTCCGGGTCGATGTGCTCAGCTTCAATTACTGCCAAGTCTTGCGAGTCGTTCTTGTTGACATGCACGGTCACGAATTGCGTGTCCTCCAAAGCAAGAACCACACGTTTGACGCCAGCGGGGGAAATTGAAATGTGTCCAGCCTCCACCACCATTCGTCCAAACTCGCTGATGACTTCAGCCTTACCTTTGAGCACCAGCAAGAAATGCTCGTGCTTGTGGATTTTGCCGACCATCAACATGCCAGCAGGCACGACCAACTCTCGAAGGTACATGCCTGGCGCAAAGAAATGACGGGGTTCTGGCTGCTCTGACTGCAGTGGAAGCATTGCCTCTTGCAGCCGCTGGATTTTTTCACGAGTTGGTGCCAAAGCCTCTACGGCTTCGACTTCGTGATTTTCCGAGACAGTCAGCATCGTTTCTTCATCCTTGGACGAGTGAGCTACTGGCTGCTCGGACGGCTCAGTAAGGCTATTGTCCCACATTTGCATTGCCTGTCAATCCATCTCAAAGTCGCGCTCTTCCCAGGCTTGGCAGGAACGCAGATCGTGACAGATGAAATCGAACTTGCGGCAGAAGCCACGGAAACCAGCGTCGGTGTCCCAATCGTTGCGCGGGATGCGCTCCATCAAGGCCTGCTTGTAGGTGCTGTTGTCGTAATACTCGCAGTTCGAGCAGCGACGACGACGGGCCTCTTTCTCGTCCACCTGCATGGCTTTGCCAAGTGCCACCCAGTAGACCTTGTTGGCCGTTGGCTCGTCGCTTGGGTTTTCAGGGCCGAGCATCCAGTCATCGATCACCACCTGGGTGTTCTTTTTGTTCTCGGCTGCCGTGATGAACGGCATGGATTCTGGCAGGCCGGTGAAGCCAGCCATCATGATCTTTGGCATTTCCATGGTGGTCTCCTTAAGTGATTTCACGGCCAGAGGCGCGGATGGTCAGGGCTGTGGCCGTACCAGTAGTCGAGATGAACCCACCATTGGCAAGCACTTGGCCAACCAGCTCTGGGAAGGTGTAGGTCTCGTCCGGTGCAATGGCGCGGCTGTCCACGATCAGGTTGGTCGGGCCTGCGCTGCCTCCGCTGCTCACCAGGTGCACGCTGATCACAGCATTGCTGGCGCTGGTGTTGGTTGCGGTGAATTTGTCGATGATGGCCGTGCAGTTGGTGGCGGTGTATTGCGTGGTCTGCGCCGCCTCCATCTGCTTGGAGCCAATGAGGGGTTTTGCTGTGACTGCCATGGTTTCTCCTTAGACGGCCTCTGCGCCGCTTGCTGTGATTGTCAGGCCTGCTGACGCCGCCTGCACCTGGATGGTTTCGCCTGCGTTCATGACTTGCACGCCGTTGTACTGCAGGGCGTTGTTTGCCGGGACGGATACGTCGTACAGGAAAGCGTTACCAGTGCCAGCAGCGCCAGCCGACGGAACCAGAAACACTCGCACATTGATGGCCGCGCCTGTGGTGTTGGCGATGCTGAACTCCTTGAGCAGCGTGCGAGTGCTGGCCGGGACGGTGTACAGCGTGGTGACGCCAGTCGTGATGGCGGATTGGCCAAGTTTAGTTGGTGTGATTACATCGAAAGCCATGTGAGCACCAGGTTAGATTGGACGGAGGCTGGCAAAGAGCTTGGGGTCAGCGGTCCGCTTTCCCATCGTTGCTGGACGCCATCGTAAACCAGCACGTCGCCTGTAGCCGGAGCTGGCGCATACACATCGGAGAGCTGGCCGACCAGCGGCTCGGCCTGGACTCGAACAAAAACAGAGCCAGAGCCTGCAGTGGCCGCATTGACCACCGCCGCCACAACCACATGAGGGGTTGGAGCTGCAGGCAGGTTCTTTGTCAGGCCACCAGGGAATGATGGGTTGTAGTACAGGATGT